ACTAGGGAGAACGGTGGGTGGGGGTTCGAAAAATACGCAGGTCAAATTATATGACCCCCACCCCTAAAGATAAGGAAGTGATAATAATGGCAAAAAAATGCAATATTAAAGAATTAAAAGAAGTGTTTGAAAATATGAATAATGACAAGAAGAAATTAGCCTTGCCATTATTAGAAAAAGCGGAGTTTCTCGAAGATACATTAAATAAATTGAAAATTAAAGTTAAAGAAGATGGTGTTGTTACAGTTATGTCACAAGGAGCATACTGTATTGAACGAGAAAATCCAGCGTTAAAGTCATATAATACAACAATAAAGAATTATACAGCAATTATTAAGCAATTAAATGATATGCTACCAAAGGAAGAGCAGACACAAGATGATGGTTTTGAAAGTTTTGGTGATGGTTAATGACATATATAGAAGAGTATTATCAATACTTACTTAAAAATCCAGATAGAGCAAATCATAAAATATTAGTTACTTACAAGAAACTTGTACAGGATATTTATAATCCTAGAGAAGTTTCTTTTTTTAATGCAATAACTGAAGAAAATGAAACACATACATATATATTTGATGAACACAAAGGAAATTTACCAATTGAATTTATTGAAAGATTCTGCAAACATTCTAAAGGTAAATGGGCAGGAAAACCTGTAACATTAGAATTATGGCAAAAAGCAATGATTCAAGCAGCTTTTGGTTTTGTGGATAAAGAAACAGGATTAAGAAAGTATAAAAAAGTCTTATTATTTGTTGCTAGAAAGAATGGGAAGTCAACAATAGATAGTGGCCTTTCATTATTTATGCTAACAAAAGCCGGAGAAGGTGGAGCTGAAGTTTATTCCGTAGCTACCAAAAAAGAGCAAGCTAAGATTGTCTGGGATGAAGCGAGAAGGATGATTAAGAAAAGCCCTGCTCTAAACAAAAGAATAAGATGTTTAGTTAATGGATTGTTTTATGATAAAACTGAAAGTTTCATGAAGGCATTAGCAAGTGATTCAAATTCATTAGATGGTTTAAATACTTTTTTTGGTGTTGGCGATGAAATTCATGCATGGAAAGATAAAAATTTACTAGATGTAATATACGATTCAATGAGTGCCAGAGAAGAACCTATGTTTTGGGAATCTTCTACAATGGGAATTGTGCGAGAAAGTGTATTTGATAATGAATATGGGTATGTATCAGACATAATTCTAGGATATGAAGGTAAAAGTCAAACAGTAGATGAAACTGTGTTACCAATTATATATGAGTTAGACAGCCCAGATGAGTGGCAAGATGAAAAGAAATGGTACAAAGCAAATCCACGGATTAGGAACAATAAAGAATATTAAGGATTTAAGAGACAAAGTGAACAGAGCCAAAAACAATCCAACAGAATTAACTAATTTACTTTGTAAAGATTTTAATATTAGACAAAATGACCAAGATAAATGGATTACATTTGATATAGCAAACAATGAAGAAACCTATAATATTGAAGACTTATTTGATAATTATGCTGTTGCAGGAGTTGATTTGTCAAGTACAACAGATTTAACATGTGCAACAATGTTAATAATTAAGAATAAAAAGAAATATGTAATACAACAATATTTTATAGCTTCAGATAGGCTAGAATTTAAAATTAAAGATGACAAAATACCCTATGATAAGTGGGAAAAACGTGGATTATTAACAGTATGCGAAGGAGCTAAAGTTGATTATTCAAAAGTAACAGAATGGTTCTTAAAAATGAAAGACGAATATGAAATAGTACCTTTATATGTAGGATATGATCCATGGAACTCAAATTATTGGGTTGATGAAATGAAAACATATAATTTTAAAATGTTAGAAGTAAGACAAGGAGCAAAAACAATGTCGAACCCTATGAAACAATTAGAAGCAGATTTAATTGAAAAAAATGTAAATTATAACAATAATCCAATACTAAAATGGTGTTTATGTAATACAGCAGTCAAGAGAGATGACAACGATAATATAAGACCAGTTAAAGGACAAAAACAAAGAGCAAGAATAGATGGTACAGTAAGCTTAATAATAGCATACTGTGTTTTATTTGACAAAATGAATGATTATTTAGCATTACAGGAGGAGTGAAATGAAGGAGAAAAGAAGCTTATTTAATTTGATTTTTCGGAAATAAAAATCAGACGAATACTGTAACAAAAACAGAAATGCAATTATTAAGTGGATATGATGCAAAATTTACCACAATAAGTTCTGATATTTACAATAGTAAGGTAGCAAGGCAATGTATTGATAGAATTGCAACACATTGTGCAAAGTTAATTCCAAAACATATACAAGACAGTATAGGAAACAATATAAAAGGAGAAATTAATTTTTTATTACAAAATGAGCCTAATCCACTAATGAATACTTTTGATTTTATATATAAGACAATATCAATGTTATATACAGATTCAAATGCTTTTGTTTATATTGCAAAGGATAAAGAAGGATTTATAACTGGATTCTATCCTGTATTAGCTTTAACATATGACTTACTTCAGGACAAATCTGGAAAGATATTTTTACAATTCAACTTTGTAAATGGGAAAAAATATACAATACCATATTTAGAACTTATACATTTAAGATTATTTTACAATAAAAACGATATTTTTGGTACAGGGAATAAAATACTACTTACAGATATAGAATCAGCCCATACAGCGTCTGAAGGTATAAAAAACGCAATTAAAACATCAAATAATCTTAAAGGAATAATCAAATATGATGCAATTTTGAAAGAAAAAGATATAAAGGAAAGCAAAGAAAATTTTGTTAGAGATTTCTTAAATTTAGAAAATGAAAGTGGAATTGCTGCACTTGACAGTAAAGGTGATTTTAAGGCAATAGAATTAAAACCGATTACATTAGATAAGGACCAATTAGAAAGAGTTAACTACAACATATTTGATTATTTTGGAATATCTGAAAAGATTGTAAATAACAGTTACAATGCTGAAGAATGGAATGCATTTTTTGAAGGTGTTATAGAGCCTAGAGCAATTCAAATGAGTGGGGCTTTTACTAATAAGGTATTTAGTTATAGTGCCAGAAAAAAAGGACACAAAATTGTATTTACAACAAATAGATTACAGTATGCAAGTTTAAGTAACAAAATAAATTTAATTAAGGTTGCTGGAGCTTTTGGATTATTAACTAAAGACGATGGTAGAGAAATTTTAGACATGGCTCCATTAGGTGGAGAAGAAGGAAAGAAAATATTGCAGTCTTTAAATAATATAGATTCAAATATAGCAAATGATTATCAGGGAGGTGGAAATGATGGAAAAAGCAATTAAAGAAAGAAGATTAACAGAGTTAAGAGCCTTAGAAGAAAATGAAGAAATGATTGTTGAGGGGTATGCAGTAGTTTTTGAAAGTGAAACTGATTTAGGATGGTGCAAAGAAATAATTAGTAGAAATGCATTCAGCAATTGCAATATGCAAGATGTATGTATGAAATATAATCATTTAGATACATATCCTATAATGGCAAGAACAAGAAATAAATCATTAGAATTAATAGTAGATGACAGAGGATTAAAAATAAGAGCTAAATTAGCACCAACTCAAGCAAATAAAGACATTTATACATTAATTCAAAATGGAACATTAGACAAGATGTCATATGCATTTACTGTTTCTAAAGATGAATGGGATTACGAATTAGATACTAGAAGAATATTAGAAATTGATAAACTATATGATGTTTCTGTTGTTGATGTACCTGCATATGATTCAACAGAAATTTATGCAAGAAATAAAGAACAATTTGAAGAAGAAAAACAAAAATATGAAACAAGAAAAAAACTAGAATTTGAAAAGAAAAAAGCATTAGCTTTATTAAGTTTATAATCTCGACAAGAAGAGTGGTGGTAGAACTGCTCTTTTTTTAGTTGGTAGAAACTAAATAGAGTTTTATAGAAGTGGTGGTAGAACCGCTAAAAATTTTAAAGGAGGAAAACATAATGACTTTAGAAGAAAAACAAGAATTAATTAAATCTGCAACAACTGAAGAAGAACTTGAGGCAAGAATGAAACAAATAGAAGAAGACAAAGAAGAAGTAAAGGAAGAAGTTGCAGAGGAAAAATCAGGAGAAATCAGCAAAGAAGAAGAAAGAAAATTAATTGCTGATACTGAAGAATTAGAAAAAAGAAGTAAAGATACTTCAAATTTAAGAAAAATAGGAGGAAATGAAATGGAAAAAGAAGAAAGAAAATTTACAACTGCTAGCCCAGAATATAGAAGTGCATGGGCAAAATCTTTGATGGGAGTTAAACTTGATGAAACAGAAGAAAGAGCATTAGGAGATGCTATAGGAACAACAGCAACACAATTTGTCGCAAGTGCTGCAAATACACAAGGAATAAACAATTTAGGACTACTAATACCAGATTCTGTAAAATTAGATTGGTTAAAAATAGCTGAACAATCATCTCCAATATATAGAGATATAAGAAAAATGAATGTACCAGGAAATGTTGACTTCCCATATTTATTTGGTGCAGATGATGCTGAATGGTATGCAGAAGCATCAACAACAAAAAATGAAGGACAAGAATATAAAAATATTAAATTAACTGGGCATGAGTTAGCTAAAGCTATTGAAATAACATGGAAAGCTGAAGCTATGACAGTCGAAGGATTTATTTCATTCTTATTAGATGAATTAAATGAAAAAATGAATAAAGCTTTAATCAATGCAGTTATATATGGAGATGGTTCAGGAAAACCAACAGGAATAACAAATGGATTAACAGCAAAAACAAATACAAGTGCAATTGAATTAATCAAAGCTTGTTTAAAAGACTTATCAAAAGAAAATAGAGTGGGAGCAAAAGTATATGTTGCATCTGATGTTGCTGATGATATTGCATTCTACAAAGATGAAAATGGAAATTATCCATATTTAGTTGCTGGATTAGGAAGAGCTGGCGGAGCTACTATTGAAGCAGACCCATTCTTAACAGCTGGAGATGTTGTTGTAGGTAATGCACAAAACTATATATTAAACTTCAACAAAGGTTTACAAGTAGATAAAGAAGTTAAAGTGCAACCAAGAAGAGTAATCTATGGTGGATATTTAATCGCAGACGGAAATAAAAAACCAGGAGCTTTCACATATGGTAAAGTAACAGCAAGTATATAAACAAAAAAGGAGGATAAAGACAAATGACATTTGAAGAAATAAAGAATTTACAAATTTCGCATGTAATTTCAAACGTAAATGAATTTAAAGCTTTAGTAAAACAATGTCTATCTATCATTGAAACTGTAACAGTTAAAGATGATGAAATAATAATGTGGATTAACGCAGGTGTGTCTGATTTAGTCAGACAGGGAATTGATGTTGCTTCACATTTAGATGATGGACTAATACAGGGAGCTATAGTTATGTATGTTAAAGGAAATTTTGGATTTGTAGAAGAAAAAGAAAAACAATTAGCACAAAAAAGATATATTGAAATATGTCATAACTTGTCTTTATCTTCTGATTACAAATTGGAGGTGGATGTTGATGCGTGATATATATTGCAAATTAATATCCACTTCAAAAACAAAAAACAATATAGGTGTAGAAAAAATAACTACAGTTGAAAAAGATTGTCCAATCATAAAAGTTGAAGATATTTATGCAAATGAATACTATCAAGCAAATCAAAGTGGGTTTCAACCAAGTTTAAGATTAAAAATCAGTAGATTGAATTACGAGGATGAGCCAGAATTGATTTATATGAATAAGACATATACTATCATTCGTACTCAAGAAACTAGCGTAGATGAGCTTGTATTGATTTGTGAAAGGAAAGTAAAAAATGTCTAATATAAAACCGGATGAATTACAAAAAGCTGTGATGGATTATTTGGAAAATTACAAAGAAGATATAGATGAAGATGTAATTGAAACAGTAGATGAAATTACAAAGAAAGCAAGAGATGAACTTAAACAAAATAGCCCGAGAGGGAAAGGAACTCGTTCTAATCCATATTATAAAGGTTGGGCTATTAAGTTAAATAAAAAAAGAAGCGGTGTATATCATAAGGTGATTTGGAATAAAACAAACTATCAGCTTACTCATTTGTTGGAATTTGGACATGTTACTAGAAATGGTGGAAGAACAAAAGCTATTCCACATATAAGACCAATAGAACAAAAATACAATGTAGAATTTGTGGATAAATTAGAAAAGAAAATAAGGAGGAGTTCAATATGACATTAGAAGAATTAAAAACAAGATGTGAAAGTCAAGGTTTTCAATATGCTTATGGTGTATTTAAAACTCCAACAGAGCCACCTCATTTAGTATCAATTTGTAGAGATAGTAATAATTTTATGGCGGATAATAAGGTGTATAAAAAGAAAACACCAATTCAGTTGGATTATACTTATATTGATAAAGATGTTGAAGAACAAAATAAAATTGAAGACATCATTTTAAGTGATGTCGCATGGAATAAAACAGAAGAAACTTACTTGTCAGACGAAAAAGTTTGGCAAGTAAGTTATTTTTTTGAAATTTAAAGGAGGAAAGAAAATGTCAAAAGTTAATTATGGTATTCAAGATGTATATATAGCAAAAATTACAGAAACAAATGGTGTAATAACATATGGAACACCCTTTGCTGTAAAAGGTGCTGTAGGATTAAATGTTGATCCACAAGGTGGAGATGCAACACCATTTTATGCAGACAACATTGTTTATTTCATGGCTCCAGCAGTAAACAATGGATATTCTGGAGATTTAGAAATTGCAATGACACCAGATGAGTTTTTAACACAAATATTAGGACAAGACAAAGACGAAAATGGAATAGTATATGAAAGCTCAGATGATAAGAGTGCAAGATTTGCATTATTGTTCCAAGCACAAGGTGATGACAAAAATAGAAGATTTTGCTTCTATGATTGTACAGCTAGTAGACCTTCAAGAAGCAATAATACTAAACAAGAAAATATTGAAGTTGGAACAGAAACTATATCTATTACAATGAATCCTCGTTCAACAGATAGATTAGTAAAATGTTTCATCGATGAAACAACTGAAAATAAAGCAATCTATGATGATTGGTTTACAGCTGTACACGAAAAAAATGCATCAAATTAATTAGGAGGAAAAAGGTATGAAAAAAATCACAATTTGCGATAAAGAATATGAAGTATCTTGTAATGCATTTACAAGATTTCAATATAAAAAAATATTTGGAAAAGGAATTTTTGCTGATATTAAAACATTAAGTGAATTTTCTGAAAATCAAGAAAAAATCAGAAAAGAATCAACTAAAAAAGGATTGTCAAATGAAGAAATAGATAAAGAAGTAAATTTATATATGATGGAGCATTTAGATGATTTCATAGATGTAGTTGAAAGAATAGCTTACATATTAATATATTCTGCTAATAATTCAATTGGAAGTTTTGAAGATTGGCTTAAAGGACTAGAAAAAATTGATTTATCAGCAAGTTGGATTAGTGAGGTAACGGAATTAGCCGTTTCTTCATTTTGTTGATGAAGAACTTGTAAAAGAATCTCAGAAAATACCTAAAAGCTCAGAAAAAGAAGATGAAGCATTAGAAGAACACAGATTTATAGCTACCTGCTTGAAAATGGGGTTACGAATAGAAGACCTTAAGCAGTTAGAATATAAAGATGTTGCTAAACTAATGCTTTGTTTTGTTGATAAGGAACAAAAAGAAAAAACAAAGAAAGCAACTCAGGCTGACTGGGATGCTTTGGCTAGGGGGTAGTTATGGCTGGTAATATAAAAGGAATTATTGTTGAAATTGGCGGCGATACCTCTGGATTACAAAATGCATTAAAGAAAGTTAATTCGGCTACTGCGAGTTTAAGTAAAGAGCTAAAAGGTATTAATACAATGCTAAAGCTAGACCCTAAGAATACTGAACTTTTGGCACAAAAACAAACTGTTTTAAGGCAAAAAATTAACGAAACAACTAAGCAGTTAAGTCTATTGAAAGATGCTCAAAGACAATATATTGAAAGCGGAGGAAATTTAAACTCTGATAAATATAGAAACCTTCAAAGAGAAATAATAAAAACAGAAAACGAACTAAAAAATCTTAAAATAGAATCTTCTAATTGGACACAGGCTAGCAAAAGTCTTTCTGAATTAAGTACCAAAATGACAAATTTTGGAGATAAGGTTACAGATGTAGGTAAAAAAGTTAGCGTTTTAAGTGCTGCAGTTGGTAGTCTTTTTGTAGCAGGAACAAAATATAATGCTGATATGGAAAAATACACCACAGCATTTAAAACCTTCTTAGGAAGTGCTGAAGAAGCGGAGTCAGTTATTGAAAATATTAAAAAACAATCCGAAACTTCTCCATTTGAAACAGCTGACTTGATCAAGTCAAATCAAATGTTAATAACAACAGGAGAAAATGCTGAAGACGCTCAAAAAACTATTTCTGCTTTGGCGGATGCAATAGCATTGACTGGTGGTGGAAATGATGAGTTAACTCGTATGGCATCTAACTTACAACAAATTAAAAATGCTGGAAAAGCTACATCAATGGATATTAGACAATTTGCGTATGCTGGAATTGATGTTTATGGAGTATTGTCTAAATATACAGGTAAAACCACAGATGAAATCAAAAAAATGGATATAACTTATGAAGATTTGTCTAGGGCATTACAAGCATCTGCACAGGAAGGCGGAAAATATTTTAATGGACAAGCACAAATGGCTGAAACATTATCAGGACAGGTTGGAAAGTTAAAGAAAAGCTTTAAAGACTTGACAGGAGAATTAAGTAAAAGCTTATATCCGACAATTAAAAAAATAACTGATAGACTTCAAAATTTTGTTGATTGGTTTAAAAGGCTAGATGACAGAACTAAAGCAATTATAGCCAAAATAGGTGTAGTAATTACAGCTTTAGGTCCTGCATTAGTAATATTAGGAAAGTTAATAAAGTTTGGAGGCTCAATAGCTGGAACTCTATCTAAGGTATCTGGAATTATAGCAAAAGTTACTGCAAGTACAGGTGGACTAAGTGGAGCTATGTCTGCTTTAGCAGGTCCTGTTGGAATAATTATAGCAGTAATTGCAGCATTAACGGCAGCATTTGTATATTTCTTTAATACAAATTCAGAATTTCATGACAAAGTAATAAATGTATGGAATGGAATTTGTGAAATGTTTACTAATCAAGTTATGCCTATTATACAACAATTATGGGAGAAAATTTCAACAGTTATTAAGCAAATCATAGATATTGCTATGGATTTGTGGGAAAAACTTCAACCAATAGTATTAGAAATGTTAAATTGGATGTTAGATTTTTGGGAAAACACTCTCAAAGATATAGTTATGCAGGTAATAGAATTTGTGGCTAAATTATATGAATTTCAAGCTGAAATATATTCAAAGTTCATCTTACCAATAATGAAATTTTTATTAGATACTTTATGGCCTGTAATTGAATGGGTTTTAAAGAATGTAATAGAAAGAACTCAAGGAGTAATGGAACATATAGGAAAAGTTATAGGTTCTGTTATGGGAATATTAAATGGAATAATTGATTTTATTTCTGGAGTATTCTCTGGAGATTGGGAAAAAGCATGGGGTGGAATTGTTAAAATATTTGAAAACCTTATGGGTGGTTTATGGGAATTAGTAAAATGGCCATTAAACCAAATTATAGATGGGTTAAATACTTTTATTAATGGAATAAATAAAGTGCAAATTCCTGATTGGGTTCCTAATGTTGGTGGAAAAGGACTTAATATTCCAAATATCCCAAGATTGGCAAAAGGTGGAATTGTTGACCAAGCTACTATTGCAATGATTGGAGAAGGTAAATCAGCAGAGGCTGTAATTCCATTGGATAGAACACTTACTAAATACATGGCAGAGGCTATGAAAGAAGCAGGTGGAACAAGAAATATAACATTAAATTTCTATCCACAACAAATGAATGAACAAGAACTTGATAGAGCATTTGACTATGTTGAAAGAAAGTTTTCTTTAGCATATTAATTATAAAATTTCGACAAAATTCGACATATTTCTCCCTTTTGTTGTGTTATAATCGACAAAAGGGAGGTGAAAATATGGGCTTATTCAGTGGAATGCAACAACAGGCATCTGTAAATGTATATGAGCAAACAAAAAAATTTTTAAAAGCAAAAGACGGAAAAACACATATAGTAATGATTAACAGCTTTAGTAAATGGGTTAATCAAGTTTTTGGTTGCGAAGATAAATACACGATCCAAATTGATGAGATAATAACTAGAATGCAAGATGATGGATATGAGATAATTGATGTAAAAATTAACTCTATACAGAATCAAGGAATTTCAGGACAAATGGAGGGCTTTCATACTTTAATTACATACAGATAAAAAAATATATAAAAGAGCAGTTATTAATACAATAACTGCTTTTTTGTATGTTTTTTTGAAGGGAGGATAATAGTGGTTAGAGAATTTAAATTAATGAATGAAAAAGGACAAGAATATTCATTGATGGATATACATAATTATTGCTTACTTACAGACCCGACTGGATTAGGCTATGGATATTCAACAGAATATGAACAAGTAGGCAATACTTTTATAGAAAAATTTAGACAGCTTGAACAAGGAAAAATTAGTGGAAAAGCTAACTTTATAAATTATGATAACTATAAGAAATTGATAGATTTTATTCAAAAATCGCAGAAATTAAAAGTAGTGTATGTAATTCCTTATGAAACAGGCTCTAAAGAATATTATAAAGATGTCCAAATACAAAATTTGAGTAAAACACAGAAAAATATAAATGGAATTATAAGTGAGACGTTAATACTTAATTGTTTGAGTTTGTGGTACGAAGAAAGAACTGTTACATATACAATCGAACCACTCTCAGATGAAATTCGTTGGGATTTTCGTTGGGATAGTTCTTTCACAGATTATAACTCAAGAAGCCTACAATATATCAATGATGGTCATGTAGAAGCACCAATTGAAATAGAGATTTCAGGACACGTAGTAAATCCACGTTTGGAACTATACATTGAAGGACAATTATACCAAACTGTTACATTTAACGTTGAAATAAATGCGTATGAAAAACTATTATATGGCACAAAGGAAAATGAGTTCTACATATTAAAGCAACATACGGATGGAACAACAGAAAGTTTATTTAATTTAGATGTTATAAATTTTGAAAATGACAATGTAATAAGAATACCAACAAACAAAAGTTGTGAGTTGAAAATTGAAGCTGATAACGAAGTTTTAAATGCTCAAATAACAATATATCCTCAATACATTGCTGTGTAGGAGGTGTTGTATATGAATGAGATGACAATAAGATTTAACGGACAAGATTATATAGCAATATACAACAGTCAAACAGGTTATTACGAACTAGAACTAACTGCACCAGAAACAGGAGGGATTTATAACGCAGATATAACATTCTCGGATTTTTGGGAAGAGATATATCAAGATAGTATTACAATTCAAGTTTTGGCAAAAGAAGAAGTTAAAATAGAAACCAATAAAGTATTTATGTGGATATTTGATTATAAAGATTTCACAGTCAAAGATATAGTTGAATTGACAGATTACGAAATCAATATTGATGAAGAAACAAATGCAAGTACGATCATAAATGTGTTAAAGAAAACAACAGCAAAGGCAAGAGACATTATAGTAATTAAAAAGAATAATGACATTGTTTATTGGGGTACTGTAGATAACGTTCAAAATGAAGATGGAAAGCTTTTGTATCAATTTATAACAAAATATATTACTAACATATTTAACTCAAAAATAGAGTTAAAAACAACAGAAGAAAATATAAATACTGAACAGGTTGAGGATGGATTATATGTTTTTAAATATAATGAAAATACAAATCTTGTAGCTGATGTTTATAATCTATCAATGGAAAACAATGCAAAAGTTTCTGCTTTTACTTATAACGGAGGAAAAAATCAATTGTTTGGTGTTATGAAACAGCCTAATGGTTACTATAAAATTATGGCTGCACATTCTCATAAATATCTAACAGTTGATACCCATAGTTTTGATGATGTAGTGCAATATGAGGAAATTGATAGCGATAAACAGCTATGGGAAATAGAAAAGATAGGACAGAATCAATATACATTTAAATCAGTATATAACGATTGCTATATAGAAGTTTTAAGTAATAATTATTTAAGAGCAGATAGTACATTTCAAACTGGCCATAATATTATATTTCAGTTATTCAAACAGAGTGATGAGAAATATATGCAATGCATTGGAGTAGAAGACCTAATCAAAAGAGCAATAGAAGTTAATTTCACAAAAAGCAATGATATTTTCATTAACAAAGATTATATAACTGTTGAAGTAAAGACACACACACCAAAACAAACAAGTGTAACAAATGTGGAGGACGGTATTTATAATCTACATACATGGATGACAAACTGTACACAAAATTACGATATTGTGTATAGTTTTTCTATTGTTAATAAAAAGTTAATAATTACTATTGAAAATAAGACATTAAGCAAAGAATTGATTGATGTAAAGGCTCAAGCTATTTCAAATTATAGTGAGGTTTTCGAAACAGATGTTGTTAGCAAAGTAGTAGTTTTATATGACAAAGTAAATGGAGCAGACAGCAAAGGACAATATGTTTTATATTTACGCACAGATAGAACTACAACAACAGATATGAATGATGAAAATAGAGCAGAAGGAAAAGTTGAAACAGTTTATACAGAAAACTACGAAGATGCAAATCAAAAAGCATTAGATGTGATGAAAGCTAACTCATATAATCACAATATTACATTTAATCTATATGACAAATATATAAAGGTTGGAACACCAATCGCAATCAAGACAAAAGAGTCAATAATTTTAGATACATATATTTCAGCAGTAAAAATAACGCAGAAAAAATTCTATGAATACACCTGTGGAAATATTCGTGTCAAATTTATTGATAAATTATTAAAAGAGAGGAGAAATTAATATGTTAAAAGGACATGTTTTTTCAAGGCAATTGTTTGGAAATCCAATATTTGCGTTATTTATAAATACATTTTTAAATGGTGCAAATGGGGTATCAGACAACTATAAAAACGGAATGGAAATGAGCCATTCAAACAACAGTATAACAGTTCAAAGTGGAGCAGTATGTATTCAAGGCAGATTTGTTGAAGAAGATACATACTCAACAATACCAGTTGGAACAGACGTAGCATACTGTAAATTAGTAATAGAAATCGATTTAGACAAACAAAATACAGAAAGTGAATTAAATCAAGTTGAGTACAAAATAATCAAAGGTGCAAGTGCATATCCTAATCTAACGCAAACAAACATTGTAAAAAATAATGCAGGAGTATATCAATACGAACTAGCTCGTTTTAAATCAACAGGGAATGGAATAACAGACTTTCAAGATATGAGAACATTTTTAGATTTTACAAGCATTTATACTCAAATTACAACAAGACTAACTTCATTATTATCAGAGTTAAATACACAATTCCAAACACTATTCAATTCATCAGAAAGTGATTTACAAGATTTAATAGACCAAATTCAAAGTGAATTAGATCAAGTTGAAGATGAAAGTATATATTTGTTGAAGTCAGGAGGGACTGCAAATGGTAATTTTAATTTTAATGGTAATGTTGTTTCAAATAAGTTCCAAAACAGTAATCGGTGATAGGGTTGTGTATGGTGATAAATTTAAGGTTTTAATTGGACAAATTACTTTAGAGGCAAGTGATGGAACTACACCTAAAAAATCAGGTATTATGATTAATTTCCCAGCAGGGTTTAACGCTGAAAATTGTGTAGTGATTGGTGCTATGACTGGAAATGTAAATGTGAATTGGGGAACTGGATGGAATTATGAATCAAGTTCTAATAGTGGTGATTTATTTGACAAGATATTCCCTATATCAGTTAGTTTATATGGTAACAATATGAGCGAAAACCTTAGAAATAAAATTAGAATCAATGTTGTAAGTAGAATGACAAGTGTTCAGACTATAAATTATAAAATTATTTTAATGAAAACAGAACCAGATGTTGCAAACTATCAATCTGGTGATGTTGATATGAATGGTGAAATTACAGCAAATGATTACGAATTAGTTAGAAGCTATTTAATGAGTCAAAGTGCTTTAACAAGTGAACAATTTAAATTGGCTGATGTGAATAACAATGGAGATGTTGATGCTTCTGATTATCAGATTATTAAAAATATAGTTGATGGTAATAGTTAACAATATATGCCAATTAATAGACAAGAAGGGAGAAAACACCTATGTCAAAAATAATAGAAAAAATAATAGAGTCACCTCGAATAGAGGTTGGCTCTATTTTTAAAATTAAAGTAAAAGCAATAAGATATGCAACTTACAATGAAGTAAAAAACAGACTAGATTATACAAATATACAGAATTATGAATATAAAACCTTGAAAGGAGAGTAAGATATGGCACAAACTGAAAAAGGGATTATTTATCCATATAATTATAATGAAGTAGCTGATGTTCCAGCCGATTTAAAAGCATTAGCTGAAAGTATAGATAGAATACTGTCTGATTATTCACTAAGTACAGATTCAGGCAACAAAATTGTATTAGAAATGAATAACACTACATATAAAATAAAAGCAGTTTTAAAAGACAAAGATAATAATGTAATAAATACATCAAACGAAATAGATTTGCCACTTGAAAATATGGTAACCAATATAAGCTATAATAACCAAACATTAACTTTAACACATCAAGATGGACAAACAACAGAGGTAAGTATAGCTGATCTAATTAGCGATTTAGCAAGTAAAGAGGAAGTAACAGAACTACAATCCCAAGTAGATGACCTAACAAACCTAGTAGAAACAGAACTAGATAGTAACACAGTAGAAGGAACAGAGATAGATGTAAGTGATAGTGCAGAGTATAGAGGAAGAATAGAAGTAAAAGGGAATACAGAGCAGAAGCAGTTGAGTGGGAAGAATTTGCTGAATTTTTCTAAATGGACAAGTAAAGAAGTTAATGGTGTTAGATGGACAAATAATGGTGATGGGACAGTTACAGCAAATGGTACTGCCACTGATAATAGTGATTTCTATGTAATAAAAGATTATAGTACTAAATATACAGGCGATTATACTATAAGTGGTTGTCCAACTGGTGGTTCAGCAACAACATACTATGTTTTACAAGATATTGGAAATAAATCGGATTTTGGAAATGGTGTAACTAAAAGTTTTAATAATGAAAGCTTTGCAGTCAGATTAAGGATTATGAAAGGTTATACAGCAAACGGTATTTTGTTTAGGCCAATGATAGAATTAGGAATTACAAAAACAGACTTCGAACCTTACTGTGGAGGACAACCATCTCCAAACCCAGACTATCCACAGCCAATAAAAGTAGCAACAGGAGATAATGTTGTAAAGCATGTTGGGAAGAATGAGTTTTATGGAGAAGATTTGCACCTTTGGTATTCTTCAGAATCAAACGTGTTTCAAAATACCTCTAATTTTTTTAAAAGCTTAATATGCAAAGTTAAACCAAATACTCAATATACTATCAGCAAAAAAAATGCAAGTAATAGATTTGTATTGATTACTTCAGAGAATAAACCCAAAGTAAATGCTTCGTATTTGCGAAAACTAATAGCTGTTCCAAATAGTAATAGAACAGAATATAGCTTTACAACTCTAAGCAATGAAAATTATATCTTTTTTGGAGTATATTCTGGAACAGATGAAACAGAAATAGCACAGGCAATAGAAGAAATACAACTAGAACAAGGCACAACAGCAACATCATACGAACCATACAGAGGAGAAGACTACAACTTAAACTTAGGTTCTATTGAGTTATGTAAAATAGGCGACTACTCAGACATACTATTCAAAAATGAAGCAGGAGATGAAAATTATAATGCTGAGTTGGAAAGTGGAGCTTGGTATAAGAAAAAGGCAATTGACAAAAAAGTATTAGATGATTCATGGACATGGTTTAATAATGCAACAAATAGATTTTCTGTAGAAATAGCAGCACCAAATGGTGATTACGTCTTAAGTGCTTTATGTGATAAATATATTAATGCACTAAATTGGACAGCTCATACTAATACAGATAAAAGTTTTATTGTTCGTAATGGTGATTGGGGAGCAAATAAGTGCAGAATTTCATTTCTTGACTCATATTATGCTTCGCTTGCTGAATGGACACAATTTGTTTCAGAAAATAATCTTATAGTTTATCATAGATTATTAAATCCAACCTACGAAAAAATCACAGATTCAACCCTAATATCACAATTAGAAGCATTAAAAAAAGCAAAATGGTTCAAAGGTATCAACCACTGGTGGACAGAAACAGAGAACCTAGAACCTGTACTTAAAGGAACATATAAACAAAGTAATAATCTAAGACTACAAGCATTAGAACAAGCTGTAGTAGCGTTAGGAGGTGTGTAAGATGAATGAATTTTTAAGACAATTCGTAAAGAAAACAATCTTCAAAATGATTGACAATGTTCCAGAATGGCAAGTAAGAGAGTATGCATTAGGCTGGTATGCAAAAGGAATATTAACAGAAGAAGACCTTGAAGAAATCGAAGAAAAATACAACAAGCCTGAAGAACCAGTTGTCGAAGAAAATGAGATAACTGAAGAAGTTGCTGAAGAACCAATTGAAGAGGCATCTGAAGAAATACCAAACGAAAGCGAGGTAGAGTAAATGAATGCAGTTCAAATAATAATTACAATTGCTTCTGCAATAACAGCTGTAACAACAATAGTCACAGCCATAGTATCAATATATAAGTTAGTTAGAGGGGTAGAAAAAAAGATAGATAGATTTGAGAACAATCTCAATGCTAATACTTTAAGTACACTACGTTTAGTAATAATTAATGAAAAAATGCCATTAAGCGAACGCCTAAATGCTCGGTGCAAAATACACCGAGCTAGGTGGAAATGGCGAAGTACATGCATTATATGAAGCTCTACAAGATAAATATAAAGAAGGAGTGAAGTAATATGAATTGGAATGAAATCAAAAAAAGATTACAAAGCCCAGTTGTATGGACAGCAGTATTAATGCAAGTTGTTTTAATAATTGCTTTATTCAATAAAGAGTTATCTGAGACAATTAAAATAATTGGTACAAGTGTAATAGAAATACTTACTTTATTTGCAATACTAAATAATCCTAGTGATAAGAAAAACTTTTAGGAGGTGTATTATGAACGATAGAGCAAAATATCTAGCAGTAGATGAAGAAAAAAATAATAGAATACAGCATATAAGAGATGTATTCTCTAATGTTTATGATGAAATTGAAAAAAACTGCAAAGGAAGTAGAGAAACATCATTAGTAATGACAAAACTTGAAGAAGCTCAATTTTGGGCAATAAAAGGTATAACTAGAGAGGAGGAATAGTTATGTTTGGAATAGATGTAAGTTCATATCAAGGCAATATTAATTGGGATGTTGTTAAAAATCATATAGACTTTGCAATATTAAGAGTTGGATTTGGACAATATAATTCTCAAAAGGACAAATTCTTTGAGAGAAATTATGAAGAATGTAGAAGACTAGGAATACCAGTTGGAATATATCATTATTCATACGCAAAGAATGTTGACCAAGCTAGAAAAGAAGCTAACTTAGTTTTAAGTTGGTTGAAAGGTAAAGAAATACAACTACCTGTTTATTATGACATAGAGGACAATTCTCAAATTGGACTAGGTAAAGAAATGCTAACTAATATGTGTGTAGAGTTCTGTAACACAATTGAGGGAGCAGGATTATGGGCTGGTATATATGCTAATAAACATTGGTTTACTAGAATATTAGACAGCGAAAAACTAGGTAAGAGATATACTTGTTGGGTAGCTCAATATTATGATAAATGTACATATGAAGGTAAATACGATGTATGGCAAAATAGTTCTAGTGGAAGAATAGACGGAATTGTAGGTAATGTTGACACTAACTATATGTATAGAAATCTAATAGCTGAAATAGGCAATAAAACATCAAATACAGAGGTTAAAGTTGAGGAGACAAAAGAAGTAGTTCAAGCTCAACCAGTTCAAAACAATGAATTGAATTATAAGAAATTTGTTTCAACTAATAACATTGTTTATACAAATGCACAAGATGCAAATAATAAGAAAAATGGAAAAGCGTTATCAAGTGCATATACAAATAAAACAATGAAAATTGTAAAAGTATATAATAACGCAGTATTAGCTGATAATCTAATCGGATTCTTTAATTTAGATGATATTAGAATAGTAGATAATGCAAATGCAAACACTCAATCAGCAATCTATACAGTTGCTGCAGGAGACTATTTAGATAAAATAGCTAAAAAATATAAAACATCAGTAAGTAGTATTGTCGCTAAGAATAATATCAAAAATCCTAATTTAATTTATCCAGGGCAAAAATTAAAAATATAATAGTTAAGAGGTAGGTCAACACGATCTACCTCTTTTTTTATTCGCAAAAATTTTCTGCTAAATATTCAGCTAATTGTCCTTCTGTCATATCATCTAATTCATCTAAATCAGGATACATAGCTTCTTCGTCTGGACCTATCATAAAAACACCTCCTAAATCATATTTTATTAATGATATATCTCTTTAATATTAAAGTCAATATTTGAAAAGCTACATAAAATGTAATATAATATATTACAAGAGGTGTAATATGAATATAGATGAAAGAATAGAAGTAGAAAGAGAGAAACTACATAAGTTAATAGAAGAAAATGCAGATAAAAATGACATACTAAAACAGAGTAAGGTACTAGACAAGCTAATTGCAGAGAAAATGAGACAATAAAGTATATGTCTTAAATATAAAAAGGGCTTAAAATCAATTTTGATAGCAAATGTTTGAAAAGTGCTGATATATCAACAAATAGTTGACATTGACCATAAAAGGTGTTATAATTATTACAGAAATATTACAAATTTGTTACAATTTCAAAATATTTGTAATAGTTCTTGACTAAAGAAAATAATATGTATAGAATACATATAGAAATAAAAAAGAGCAAGAGCTTGTGCCCTTACTCGACCGTTGTTTGATTGGAGTTGACTTTTGCCGGTGCAACTTCAATTTTTTTGTCCTTTGTTATTGCAATATGTACAATATATCCGAGGATACCAGCAATTGCTACAACAACTGCTAGACAAAGTAATGCAAAACCGAAACCCATTAAGGTCCAAAAATTCTCCATAATAACCACCTCCCGCTGTAAAAAGATTCTGCATATCTGATGCATTTATTAACGGTCAAAAAAGGCCACATATTGTATAGTTAGCAGATTTTGACCGCTAACTAATACACCAAAGTTGTCCAAGGTGGTTATTCTCATACAACTGATTGCATTGTATCAATAATACAAATCTATGTCAATATTTGCCGTCGAATTTTCTGCATAAAATAAAAAGACCTACTAAAGGTCTTTTTTATTTTGGTATTGACATGAAGAAAAAAGATGCTAAAATAACAATTAGAAAGTGAGTGAACGAAAGAAGACAATATAAACAAGAAAGGAGGAGTAAAAATGAACTATGAAGTCGGAAATATTTTTGTATTCCCGGATGGAACAAAAGGAATAGTAGCTAATGTTTTGAATAATATCATTGGAGGTCAAGAGTTAGACATTGATGTCAATGGTGAAATAAAATCTGTATACATTGATATTAATGGAAATGTAAAAGAGTGTTAAAAAATTAACACTTTTTTAACACCTTAGTTTGAGATAACTCAAAATAATTTAAAAAGACTTTTTGACAAAAATGGCTAAAATTCGCCGTTTTCAAACAAATAAAGATACAAAAAAATAACTTCAAAAGAACAGTAGGGTCTGGAGTTGTAGCAGACATTATTGAATAATAAATACAGTAATAGCAAGGGTTACAAGAAATTGCAACACCTTGCTATTTTGATAATTAACACTTTTTTAACACTTTAGTTTTAGATGAAGTCAATTTTATTAACAATATCTTGTTTAGTTTTAGGCAAAGCATCAAGATACATTTCTGTAATTGTAACACTACTGTGTCCTAACAATTCTTTAACAGTTATTAGGTCAGCACCATTTGTTAGTAGTAATGTTGCAAATGTATGTCTTAGATCATGGAATCTTTTATCTTCAAATTTTGTTCCTTTTAAATTATTGTTCCAAGCCCTTCCAAACCATTTAACATCAAAGTGATTATTTTTTTCAGTGGAAAAAACATATTTACAATTATGTGGTAAGTTATTTAGTAGATTAAAAATCACATCAGACATTGGAATAATTCTAACTGAGTTTTGACTTTTGGGAGTTTGCAATACGGTTGTATAACTTTTTTCTCCATCTTCTGTAATATCAGACATATAGCTTAAATTATGTCGTACATAAATTTCTTTATTTTCAAAGTCAATATCTTCCCATTGTAATCCAAGGATTTCTCCTTTTCTCATTCCTGTACCTAATGCAAACCTAATTATATCATAATATCGAGTAGGTCTAAATATTTCTAATAACTCTGGAATTTCCTCTTTAGTAAAATATTGAAATTTAGTTTTCTTTTCTGATATGATCGTATGTATTTCTTTTTTTTCTTTTTTTAGTGTAATAGAGATGTTTGGATTTTTAAATAAGTAATTTTGACTTTCAGCATATTTAAAGAATTGATTCAATAATTTATACACTTTTTTGGATTGATTTGTGGATAACTTATTATATAATTCTTGTAATTTTAATGTTTTAATTTCTTTTATTGGTATATTGCTAATAATCTCATTTTCTATATAGTTTTTATATGTTCCATAATAGCTTTCAAAAGATGAAGCTTTTATTTCATTCTTTTTAACATTAAATAACCATTTAGGTAATAATGTATTTATCGTATAGTTGCTATCAACTAAACCATTTTTTAAATTATTCATATATGCATCAGCTTTTTCATTAGCTTCTTTTACACCTTTTCCATAAAACTGTTTTTTTATTGGTGTACCATCAGCTTTATGCCCAATAGTTCTAACAACTCTATAATATTGTTTTCCATTAGTTTCAAAATTAGTTTTGTTAGCCATAGTTTCCTCCTATAAAAATAGATAAGTATTTCTACTTATCTTTAGTATTATTTATTCATTTCAAATTTTCCAATATATTTTCCTAATATTTTTATTTGCGTTTTCTTGTCATATATTTGTGTTTTAAAATTATCATCTGTTGACATTGGTTCGAGGATAACAAAATCTCCTTGTCTGCTAAACTTCTTTAATGTAGCCTCAAATCCATTTACAAGAACGGCTGCGATTTCTCCGTCTTCTACTATATCTTGTTTTCTTATTAAAGCATATGCGCCATTTTTAATTTCTTTATTCATGGATTCACCATTAACCTTTAAAAAGAAGCATTCATTAGGATTTTGTAACCCAAAAAGATTAGGATCTATAGGTAGGTATCCATCTAAGCATTCTTCAGCCCAATTTGGGATGCCTGCAGATATTTTGCCATAAACAGGACACATATATATTTGATTATTTAATCTTTTTATTTCAAATTCTTGTTGTTTTTCTATTTCTCTTTTTGAATAACCTAAATGGTTTCCCATAAAATTAACATGTTCTCCAAAAGAATCTTCAATTTCTACTAGTATTTTTAATAATAAATCCTCAACATCATCCCTATTTATTTTTTTACAAAAATTTTCAAAATAATCTACGCAATTATCTGAATCTGGAAATTTATCTATAACCATATGGAAATTATAATTGTCATCAGAAGATAACTTAAGTGATTTAATTTTTTTCTCATATTTATTTAATATTCTGTTTCGAGTAATACTAAGTATATCGTGTTTTCCTGAATAATAATCACATATGAGCATTAAATCATAATAGTTGGTAATACCATTTGAGGCTTTAGATAATCTTTCTAATATTTCAGGTTTTGGAGGATTATCAAGTTTCATATTCATATATTGTGAAAGATAGGTTCTATTAATACCAGATTTTTCTGAAAATTCTCGTTGATTATTATAAGATTCACTTATTTTTTTTATGATTAATGCAAATTTATTTTTATCGAACATAATAAAAACCTCCTAAACCTAGTATAAATCATGTGTTTAAAAAAGTCAACAAAAAATGTTAAAAAAAATTTACCAAAAGTATTGACATACAATTTTAGTTAGGTTATACTGTGAATGGTTAAGAAAAATTTACCAAAGAAAAGAGGTGGTAATATGGAGCTAAATATGGGTGCTCTTAACATACTATTAAGAGAAAAATTCAACGGCAATCAGTCAACAATGGCAAAAGAGTTGGGGATTAGTAGATATCAATTAAATATCATCTTGAATACAAACGGAGCACACGCAGGTAAAAAAGTTTTTGGAGCAATAATTAAATTTTGCAGGGATAATAATTACAATTATGAAGATTATATTTTTTTAACTTAATTGGTTAAAAAAAATTAACAAGCGAAAGAGGGCGAGATGAATGGAACTACTAACAAGAAATCAATACATGAAACGATTTAATCTAGGCTATGAAAAATTGCAAAAAATGATAGCTAATAAAGAAGTAGATTACTTACCAACAGCAGATAGAATACGAATTGATGAAAATACAGTAAGCATTGAGATGTATAACGCATTATTAGAGAAATATACAAATTTAAAAACAAAACAAGAACTAATTGAAAAAATATTAATAAACGAAAGAGATTAGGAAAGGGGGAACGAAAGATGGTACATCCAGAATTATATCTAAATTTAAATTATAATCAAAAAATTATATTCTCAATAACTATTATAGCAATAGTTATAACTATCCAAATTTTAATGAGATTAAAAAATAAGGCGTTAAAAAAGTGCAATAGACAAACTATATGTCAAAGACCTAAAAAGACATTTTCAGCAAGAGATTTTATTTCAAACTATGATGAATTTATAAGAGAAAACACAAAAGGCATGACACTATATGAAGTAAAAGATTTTATAAAAAATGTCGATTTAGAAATATACAGATTAGTGATGAAAGGGGTGAGATAATGGACAGATTAGACAAGTTATATATAGCTAATCAAATTAGAAAAGCAAAATTATATGCATCAGTAAGACCTGTACGCAAAAAAAGAGAACTAGCACTGTCTGGCAAACGTAACTAGTTCAATAACAGAATATAAATAAATACTCTACATTTATATTAACATAATTTGTAGAAGAAAGCAAGAGATTTTATGAAATGTATTAATTTTAGTGTTAAATCAAAAAAATACAAAAAATATTTATATTGCAGATTCCAGAAAAAAGAAATTAGCTTTGATGATTGTAAACATTGTGAATATAAGCAATATAAGGAAGCAAAAAAGATCAAAGGCAAAAAGCATAATCAGACTAAAAAAACAGAAATACATAAAGATGTGAAAATTATTGTTTGGAATAGAGACATGCATAAGTGTATATTTTGTGGAAAACTAGTTCCTTGGAATTATGCAAATGCACATTTTATTCCACGTAGTGCAGGAGGACTAGGAATAGAAGAAAATATTTTTACTGCTTGCGAGGATTGTCATAGAGAACAAGATAATGGTTTGAATACTAAATTATATACAGACAAAGCAGAAAAGTATTTAAGGACCTATTATGGTTCAAATTGGACTATAGAAAAATTAATTTATAAAAAATATTAAACGAAAGAAGGTGTTTTTTTGGAAACTCCAAATTACTACTCAGTAATACCTGCAAATGTAAGGTACGACAAAAAACTAAAAGATAAAGCAAAATTATTATATGGAGAAATAACAGCACTAAGTAATAAAGATGGTTATTGTTGGGCAACAAATGGATATTTCGCAAATTTGTATGAAGTATCTAATACAACCATATCAACATTAATTAGAAATTTAGTAGAGCAGGGGTATTTAGAATCTCAAATTATATATAAAGAAGGAAGCAAAGAGATAGAAAAAAGATTACTAAAAATTGTTCATACCCCTATTAAAGAAAATTTAAATAGGTATTTAAAAAAAGTTAAAGAACCTATTAAAGAAAATTTAAAAGAGAATAATACAAGAATAATAAAAGAAGAAGAAGAAAGAGAAAATAAAAATCCTTTTACATTTTATGAAAATAATTTTGGATTAATGAGTTCTTATATTGCATTGAATATAAATACATATTTAGATGATGGATTAACAGAAGAATTGATAATAGAAGCTATGAAAGAAGCAATAGATAATAATGCAAGAAGTTGGAAATATGTAAAAACAATTTTAAATAATTGTTTAAATGAAAATATAACAACGGTAGAGCAATATAGAGCTAAACAGATTGAGTTCAAAAATAAAAAAGCTAACAAAATAACAACAACCAAAAAACAAGAAGTAACATATAACACAGATTTTAGTGAGTATGATGAGTATGCAAGAAGAGAATAAATTATATTCAGAGGAAGTAGAACAAAATATATTAGGTTGTATGTTAGTTTTTGAAGATTGTGTAAGATACACAAAAGAAATAGATGAGAATGAGTTTTATATTTCAACAAATAGAAAAATATTTGAAGCAATAAAGGAATTGCAAGCAAATGAAAGTCCAGTTGAAATAATAAGCGTAAAGGAAATATTAAAAAACAAAGGATTAGAAGACAAGAGAATTTTATCATATTTAGTTAAAATCACAGAAAACATATTTACATCTACAAACATAGAGTATTACATATCCAAATTAAAAAATTACAGTATAAGAAGAAACATAATAAAAGAAGCACAAAAGATAATAAGTAACATGTATGAGATTAGTTCTGATGTAGAAGCAGAAGAGATAAAGAAAGAGGCAGTACAAGGAATATCAGAAATAAAGATTAGTAGTAAAACCTGTTCAGAAGAAAATGAAATGAAAAATGTAATTGTTGAATCCATGATAGACATAGAAAATAAGTACAACAAAAGAGATGATTATAGATACCACACAGGATTATTTGAATTAGACAAAGTAACAGATGGATTACATGAACAAGAATTGACATTAATTGCAGCAAGACCTGGAGTAGGGAAAACAGCATTAGCATTAAAAATAGCAGAGAATATATCAGAAAAAGGAATTTGCACATATTTTGTTTCATTGGAAATGTCAAAAAAGCAATTAGGAAACAGAATGATTTCAAGTAAGGCAGATATAGATTCTCATAAATTAAGAAGCGGATGGCTTAACGAAGAAGATTTTAACAAAATAGGAAAAGCAAGTGGAGAGCTATCAGAATTAAAGATGATCGTTGATGATAAAAGTAGCACGATACAGGAGATAGAACTAAAAGCCTGTGAATTAAAAGAAAAAAGAAATATAGGATTGATAATTATAGATTATTTACAGTTACTAAAAAGCAAAAATAAATTTGGTGTTAGAGAGCAAGAAGTTGCAGAAATCAGTAGAAAGCTAAAATTATTGTCAAAAGATTTAAACATTCCAATAATTGCACTATGTCAATTAAATAGAGAGAGCTTAAAAAGGACAAGACCTACAAATGCAGATTTAAGAGAAAGTGGAAGTTTGGAGCAAGATGCCGACAATATAATATTCATTTATGCAGATGATTCGGCAATGGTTGATTCAGAAGGTAGAGCAAAAAAAGTAATTGAAACAGAATTGATAATATCAAAACAAAGAAATGGACCTACAGGAACTGTAAAAGTTTTATTTGACAAGAAGACTATGACATATAGAAATATTATCAGATAGGAGGACCAATGAAAGAAATAACAGAAGAAAAATTTAGAGAGCTAACAGAAGCGGAAAAATGCAGAATAATTGTAAGGATATTACAAGGAGAGTTAGTTTACAAAAGGAGTGATATTAATGAATGAAATCACTAGAGAAACAAGACAGCTTAGTTTTCAAGATATAAATAAAAACAAAAGAAAAAGGTATGAACAAATACTTGATATTTTAAGAGGTAAAGAATTGACAGCGAAAGAGGTGGCAGTAGAAATGTTTAATAGAAAATTAACAGATAGCACAGACAGAAATTACAGTCAACCAAGATTATATGAATTAGTTAACATGAATTATGTTGAGATAGTTGGCAAAAAGGTTTGTGAGTACACTAACAAGAAAGTGTCTGTATATAGATTGAAAAGAAGCGGAACAAAGGAGGAATGTAAGAATGTGTAAGAATTATACTTTAGATTGTAAAGAAGAAACTTGCGGTTGTGAAGGATGCGGATTTTATGAAAAGCCAAAAGCAAAAAAAGATGTTGCATACTGTATGAACGAAAACTGTGCAACAAAAGAAGAATGTGACAGATATTATGAACATTACAGATATGACAACATAAGAGAACATGATTTTATTTTAAGATGTAAGGAGTATCAGGGATGAGTATATTAATGAGAATTATAGTTATAGTTTTAACGATATTTGCAGGTGGATTTTGCAGCGGTATGTTAGCAGGATTACATATAAAAGATAAATATAAACCAAAACACAGGAGGAAATTATGGACAAGATAATAAACTTATTATTTGGATATTGGTATAAAGCACCATTATTGTTTAGTACATTTGATTGGGCAATGTGTGTTGGACAGTTAGCACTACTAAAATGGTGTATAGATACATTAAAAGGAGGTACAAATGCTAAAACAAGAGGAAGCAATAAAAATAGATTGTAGAACTGATGTAATGAAGTTTATAAAGAAGAGATTAGATGACATGACAGTAGCAGATTTTTATAGTGCAGAAGAGTATGAGCTAATTAGAAAAGAATACACAGAAATTGCAGAAATGGTAAGAGATAAAGATAAGTTGATGGATCTAAAAGAAAAACATAAGCAAGGTAGAAATAAAAATGTTAGCAAGTATTTTAAAGTTGACAGATAAATACAGATTGGAGATGAAATGTATATGGAAGGCAAAACATTTTATGACATACAGAAAGAAGCATACAAAAAAAGTATAAAAATTAAGAAAGTGAAATTAGTTGATGAATGGTATTACTATGCCATAAAAATAAAAATTATAGATTATAACAGAATAATTAAGAACCATACATTAAGTGCATTTTGTATAACTGCACCAAGTGAAGAAGAACTTGATAGAAGAGTAGAAGAACAACTTAATTATTATATATATTCAAGAATTAAAAACAAGTGTGCAGATTATGCTGTAAAAAAATATAATGAAAAGTTACAGGAGGAATTGCAATGAATTGGTATTTGATATATGGAAAAAGTGATGATTACGGAGCGTGTACATTTGGATTAATCAAATGTAAAAAAAGTGATTTAAAGCATGTATATTTTTATAAAAAAGTTGAAAAAGAAGATGTTGATGTATTAAAAAAATACATTGATGTAGTTACTGATTACATAAATGAAGATGAATCATTAACAGATTATTTAGAAGAATACTATAGCTAAGGAGGAATTGTGATGAATGAAGAAGAAAAGAAAGCTATTAAAAGAATAGAAAAACATTTAATTGAAATGTTAAATAAGTATGGAGTCTACAACGATTGTTTAGATATACAAAGTCATTACAGAAACGGAGATATTAAAATACTTTTAAATTTAATAGAAAACCAACAAAAAGAACTAAACAACCTAAAGGAAATAGAAAAATCCCACCAAGAAGAAAATGGAAAGCTAAGAGTTAAATTAACTAAACAAGAGAAGATGATAGAGTTGATAGAAAAAGAATGTAGACAAAGATTAGCATTTGCAAAAAGAATTAGAAGAAGTGAAAAAAGAAATCCTGATGATTTTAATCAAGGTTTAGAGTTTGAGAGTGCAACAATTATGAATTTATTATCTGGAGAACCACATTGGGAATATGAAGGCAAATACTTTGATGATATAGACAAACAAGTTGAAAAATTAAAAGCAGAGGAGAGTGAATAAATGGAAGAAATATGGAAAGACATAAAAGGCTATGAAGGTTATTATCAAATTAGTAATAGAGGTAGAGTAAAATCTTTAGCCAGGAAAACGAAATATCAAAATACTACTAGAGAATTAAAAGAAAAAATAAAAAGTACATTTATAAGCACTAATGGTTATGAAAGAGTTGAATTAAGTAAGGATAATAGCAATAAAAAATACAATATTCATAGATTGGTTGCTGAAGCTTTTATTACAAAAATAGAAGGCAAAGAATTTGTTAACCATATAAATGGAATTAAAACAGATAACGGAGTAGAAAATTTGGAATGGTGTTCACAATCTGAAAATGAATTACACGCATACAGAACAGGACTAGCAAAAAATAGTGAAAAACAAAGAAATGCGGTATCAAAATATGCGAAAGAGAACAGAGTAAAACCTATTATTCAATTAGGAATAGATGGTAGTTTTATTAAAGAATGGAAATCAGCTGTAAAAGCATCAGAAATTTTAAAAATTGGAAACAAAACAATAAGCAATTGTGTTACAGGTAGGAGTAAAACAGCTGGTGGTTATAAGTGGGTTACAAAAGAGCAATTCAATCAAATGAAATATATAGTAGGAGATGAGAGTAATGGATAAAGATTGGACAGGAAACAAAAGAACTACATTTGTACAACTAGGAGCTAGCAATCATACAGACAAAGAAAGAGAACAAAATGATTTTTATGCAACTGATCCACACGCACTAGAAATCTTTTTAGATAAATTAAAAGAAGATGGAATTGAATTGCATAGAGTATGGGAATGTGCATGTGGTCAAGGACATTTAAGTAATGTGCTAAAAACTAGGGGGGTAGAAGTTGCAAGTACAGATTTAGTTGATAGAGGATATGGAGAAGATTGCATAGATTTTCTTAAATATGAAAGTGGTTTTCCTCTAGATTTAGATATATTAACTAATCCACCATATAAATATGCAAAAGAATTTGTAGAAAAAGGATTAGAACTAGTTGATAAAGGACACTATGTAATAATGTTTTTAAAAATACAATTTTTAGAAGGACAAGCAAGATTAGAATTATTTAAAAAATATCCACCTAAATATGTATATGTGAACAGTGCTAGGCAATTATGTGCTATGAATGGAGAATTTGAAAAATATAAAGCAACAGCCTTATGCTATTGTTGGTTTATATGGGAAAAAGGTTTTTATGGAGAACCTAAAATAAGATGGATTTAGAAAGTTGAGGGATAGAAGATGGCGAAATGGTGTAATTATTTTAATTGCTTTTGTAATGATGTTGAGGAAGTTGTTCCAGAGGAAGGAATTGAATGTGATATTGATTGTAAGCATTGTGAATATATGGAAGAATTACTACCAAGAGAGTAGTATCAGAAGGAGGAAGTATGAGAGAGATAAAAGATATATACGAGTCACTACAAAAACAAGATGAAACAATTTTATTTCAAGTAAAAAACAGAAAAACATTAAATTTAATGTTAGCTGAATTTGAAAAAGAATTAAAGAGTTTTTGGTATTATGTATATTGGGATAAGTACAAAGAAATACCCATAAAAGATATTTATCTGTTTGTAGGTAAGTGGAGATTAGGAGCAGCAGGAATATTCATTAGGAATTGTATATATAAAGGAGAACATTGTTTTGATGATTATTGCATTGATTGGAAGTCACTACCTAATGACCAATGGGAACAAGAAAGACTAGTAAACAAATTTATAGAAATTATGGACAAATACAGAAAAGATATAAAAGTTAGTAGAAAAAAATATGAAGATGTTACTGATTAGTAGAGAAAGAAGGTAAATAAATATGATAAATTACAGAGCTGAAAATATAGATACAGAAAAATTTGAAAAAGCCCTAAAAGAAAAAATAGAATATTCAAGAGAAAAACAAAATTTAGAAACAGAAAAGATAACGAAATATTATGAGGGTTATAGAGATGCACTTTTTAATGTAACAAGAATGTTATATTGTTCAAATTACGAAAAAGATAAAGAGAAAGAAGGTAAAGTAAATGAATAAGAAGATAAAAGTAATAGAATTATTAAATAAAATAGCAAATAATGAACAAATGCCAAAGAAGGTAAAATTTGGAGATGATATTTTAAGTTATGATGTAGATGTGGAAGATTATATGGGAATTTCCAAAACAGGTTCAGGGTCATTCTTTAATTATTTGTTTGTAAACAATGCAACTTCATTATTTATTAATGAAGAAGTAGAAATATTAGAAGATGAAGAAAAAATAAATATACAGGAAATTGAACTTGCAGGATTAAAAAGCTTTGTAGATGCAGACGGAAAAATTGATAATGTAAATTTAGCTTATAAATACAATGAATTAGTATTAGCAGTAAAACAATTAGATAAGAAAATAAATAAGGAGTAGGAGGACAGCCTATGAATGCAAAAGAAACAATAGAGCAAGTATTAAAACTATTAGAAACAGTAGATTTTAACAGTAGAGATACAGCAATAAAGAACAGCAATAGTAGGAAAGTACATAAAGCTTATGAGATGTTATTTGAATTAAATAAGAATTTATAAGGAGGGTAACAAATGACAAAAGAAAATTTAATTATAGATCTAAAAGAATATAAAGAGAATATTGCTAGATTGAAATTAAGAAGAAGAGAAAAGAAAAAATATGAAAGAAGATTAAAACAATATAGGAGTATAGAAACATCTGTTACAGGATGTGTAGGTCAAAATAGTGATATACATAGTAAAAATCAAATAAGTAATAAAGTTGAAAAAGCAGCATTAGAGACTATAGAAATAAATGAGAAGGAAATAAGAGAAGCGGAAGAAAGAATAAAAGAACTAACAAAAGAGATTGAAGATTTAGAGGATAAAGTACAAGAAACATCTATAAGATTATCAGCACTAAAATACAGAGAAAAAGAAATGTTATATGCATTTTATGTAGAAGGACGAAGCTATGAAGATATAGGAAATAATTTATATTTTAGATTATTCAATCAAACAAGAGAAGTAGGTGCAATAAGAAAAATAATAGAGAGAGCAACAGAAAAAATGTTAAAATTATAAAATGTCACACTTTTTTATCACTTTTTTACCTTGTTTTGATAAAAATAATTATAGTATAATTATAATAGCTAGAAAAGTTTATAGAAACGATCTAGTAAAAATTAAATAAAAATGGTCTCATACAAAAAGAGTTGATTAGCTACGTGCAGTCAGCTCTTTTATTATTTAAATAAATCGGTTGAATGCGTGGGTTTCACAGGGACTCGAACATGGAAACATCTGGCCCAGATACACGCCTGATGAGAAAGCTGACTACTTTCGAAACATACCTTAAGGACATGTACTTAATTATGAATGTCAACAGGTGTGTAGCGTGGAGTCTTCCAATCTGGAAAATAACTGAAGACCTAGGAGTCCTACACATTGAGCTGATTTATTTATTGAATATTAGCGATACTAGATAAGCTAATATAAAGTATTTTTCCATAAAAACCTTCTTTCGTTATTATTTATATAAACTATTTGCTATGTAGCCGATTCTAGTTAAGGCTAAAATGCTAAGGATAGAAAGGCAGCTATCACGCCAAGCATTAGTGTGAGGTCTTATAAGAGATGTAGGGTACGCCGTCCTACTAGCATTTATATATGGGAACATAGCTCAGTTGGTAGAGCGACAGACTGTTAATCTGTATGTCGGAAGTTCGATTCTTTCTGTTCCCGCCAAGTGTCTATATGACACCACATAGACGGCTTTTATCTATATAGATAGGCGAATACTACCGATAAGGTAGTATGAAATAGTGTTAAAGAAAAATCATGGGGGTGAAACCTAGGACTAGATACCTCAGTACCTACACTATTTCATAGTACTTTATTAAGTAAAAAGGAGTGATATATATATATGTCTCCAGAAGTAATGATAAAAAGATATGAAAAAGAAATGTGTAGTAATTGTAAAGCAAAATGCACAAAAGGAATAGTAATATTTACACAAACAGTAGAAGTAGGAAATGAAATAAAAGAAATAGTATGTGCAAAATGTGTGGATTATGAAAGAAAAGATAAACCTAAAAAAGTAAAACCAGTTTCAAACTGGCAGGAGTGGTAAAGGAGAAAACATATGTATAAGTTAGGAAAAGCAATATTAATAATTATATGGATATTAGATATATTAAATATACCATGTATGGAGTTTTTAGATACCACACTACCAATTAATGGATTAGCGTGGTTTTTAATTTGGTTGTTACTACCAAGTGCTAAAAGTAAAAAGGAGGAATAAGAAATGAAAGTAAAAGCAACAAACAAGTATCAGAAATTAAATGTAGAGGATAAAGAGTTAAGAAGAATCCCAAAAGAGGGAGAAGAATTTGAAGTATCTGGAGAAAGATATGAAATACTAAAAGGAAATAACAAATACAATGCTGTATTTGTAGAATCAGTTGAAGTTGTTAGAGAACCAGTAAAAGTAGAAACAGCAAAGAAAGAAGTTAAAGCAGAAAAAGCTGTAAAGAAAACAACAAAGAAAGCTAAATAAAATGACATATAGAGATAATCCTGAAATAGCAAAGAAGTATAAAAGTAAAAGATGGCAGAAACTAAGACATAATAAAATACTATTAAATCCATTCTGTGAAAGATGTTTAAAGAAGCGGAATATATAATAGTGTTTATATAGTACATCATAAAGAATATGTAACAGATATAAACTATGAAGATGATGAAGTATTCTATAATATAGATAACTTAGAGAGCTTATGTTTGGATTGCCATAATCGGTGAGCATTTCGGTCAAAAAGTAGATTATACTTTCGATGAGGAAGGTAATTTAATAAAAGCATAGAAAACTATTGCAAGAGTTTAAGAGAGGAAAATCAATCGCCTCTCTTTTTCTATGCTGTTATAAAGGATTGAAAAGAAAGGATTGATAATATGGGAAAAGAAAGAAATGTATATATTGTAAAAGAAAAACATAGTGAATTACATATACTAGACAAATATGGAAAAACCAAAGCAATAGTTTTAATAGATTCAGAAGATGTAGACAAGCTTAAAAAGTATTGTTTTAGAATGCATAATAAAGGATATGTATCAACTAGTATAAAAGGTAAAACAAAATATTTACATCAAATTGTTTGTGGAAAGATAGAAGAAGGATTTGAAATAGATCATATAAATAGAAATAAATTAGACAATAGAAAATGCAATTTAAGACAATGTAAACATATAGAAAATACTCATAATAGAGTGAAGGAAAATAAATATACTCAACAAGGAATAACAAAATTAAAGAGATTAAAAACAAAACCATATCATGTTAGAGTAGCAAATAAACATATTGGATACTATGCAACAATAGAAGAAGCAGTACAAGCAAGAGTTAAGGCTGAAAAAGAAATATATAAGGAATATGCTACAGTATAACATTTTAGCAGTGAAGAAGCGGAATATAGTTTTGATGAGAATGGAGATTTGATTAAGAATGGCTAGATTTAATAATAATCAAGAGAGTTATAAGATTAATTTAGAAATAAATAAAGAAGAATTATTGAAAGACCTAAAAGAAATTAAGAACGAAGTCAAGTCTGTTACAAAAGAAATAGATACAGAGATTAAACATATTAGAATGAAAAGAAAAGACATATTAGTAATCAAGTTGAGTGGGATGTATAAAGAAGCGGACAGAAGATGTATGGAGAAAGAATTAAAGAAAAGATTACATAGAAAAGTATTTGTTGTTGACAGTTTGATTGAAGATATACATGTATTAGAAAAATAAAATAGCCCCCCACTAACCATAAAAAAACACGCACTAGGGAGAACGGTGGGTGGGGGTTCGAAAAATACGCAGGTCAAATTATATGACCCCCACCCCTAAAGATAAGGAAGTGATAATAAT